AACGTGTGGATTCTTAGACCGTTCGACGATTTCGGAAAGTATAAGCCGAATCTGATCATGTTCCAGATAGCCCATTTCCCTTTCAGGAATGCTAATAGGGCGGACGTTCTTTAACGGATTCTGATAACGAATTTCCCCGGTTCGATGCAGTTCGTTCAGAACCGCATTCAGGTAGCCGAGTTCATTGTTACAGGTCTTCGGGCTTATGCCCTCGTCGATCCTGGCAGCTCGGTACACTGTAAAAGCTTCAGCGGTAAGCCTGGAGCCCATAGGATCAGACAAGCCGTTTGCCATGCGGAGAAGATGCCGATAACGGCGCTCACCATCACGCAGAAACTTACCGTGTGCCAGATACCAGGCCTTGACGAGTTCCGAGAGCTTCCGTTTATCCTTCTTGAGAACATCACCGAGCGTACCGGCGTCAGCCTGCGATAGCACCCAGCGTTCGAAACGTAGAGCGTCAGGTTTCGAGAGAAACGTTTTCCGAATACGCTTTTGACCTCTGCCACCTGGTTGAACATCAACGCGCCAGCGACCGTTAGGGGTTTTGGTGATCACGCGCAGACCTTACCCAATAGCCGCCGTTTTATGAGACCGTCCTGAACAAGCTGGAACAGTTCATTTTCGGTAATGTCCCGGTTTCGGTAATAGTTGGTCAGATCGTCCCACAAGCCGCTTTTCTTGAGGCAGTCCCAAGCCTGGCGAGGGTTAAACCGGTTGCGTGCATAAATTGACAGAAGGTTGCCAAAGGCCAGGGAAACGTTTTTTTCGTTGCCGCAACCGGGTTCCTTTTTTGCGCGTTTGTACAGGAGCTGGGGTGCAGGATGACTGAAAACAACATCGTCACGAAGCTTAGTCCATATGGGATGAACCCAATTTTTCTTGACCTCCAGACGGTTGGCGCGAAGGGCATACTGCCAAAAGCCAGTCAGGTGCGGTACAGCCTCGATAAACGACTTGATGACCGGCATTCCTTCGGTTCCGTCCGCAATTTCATTAATGATGCGGTGATGAAACCGGATTTCAAGACGCCAAACCGGTTGTTCCTGGTCATAGCAAGAATTCGGGAAACATTGTTCATTGGTGGCAGTCTCCCAGATGCTTTCCATGAATGCTCGCTTATCAGAAACGTCGATTTCCTTGGACTTGTCGTAAAGACAGGTCTGAAGGCTATTCGCCTTGCCAAAGGTGAAGGTTTCACCGCGACCGTTCACGGTTGAACCGGTTTCCCATTCCAGATCACTGACCCCGTTGTAAACACTGACCGTTTTTGCGCGTGTTACAAAGCGTTGCGCAAAATCCTGCGGAGGTTGCCAGCCCTGGAAGTCTGCCGCCAGGTGAATAGCCACACCAGAAGGCTGAAGCCCTTCGAGAAAATGACGCGCCCAGAAATTAAGCTCATCCTGAACCTGTTGGCTTCCGCGCTCATACAACCAAGTAGGAGACGTTTCTATTTTGACGTGCGTGCCCAGGGAGTCCGGTTCGGCGTAGAAGTTCTGAACCAGCATGGTCAGACCGTATTCACGGTTCTGGAGCAGGTACCGAAAGCCACCACGGCGACCAGACATTACAGCCCAGTCCAAGTTATTGATACGGATAATTGCGCCGTGGCCCTGTTCGTATGCGGTCACAATATCGGCCAGGACTTCAGGACGTAACCGGCCCTGATACAACTGCCGAACCGTATCAACACCGGACCAAAGCAGGTTAACGCCCTGCAAATTGAACTGACGACCTTCAGGACCTACGAACAGATCACCTTTGCCGGTTTCACCGGTACGAACATCCAACCGTTCAAAATCTGCTATGTGCATTTCTGTGCTCCTTTGTGGTGCTACGGTTCTTTTTTGATTTATCTATGAGACGTGTTACAGGGACGTCTAAGGCCCGGTTCTGACGGCGCGTGATGGTCGCTCCGCTCGCATTCACGCGCCGTCAGAACCGGGCTTCAAGTCATAACCAGTGGCCTGGACTTCACGAACCTCGCGATCAGGGTGCCTGAAGCTGTAATAGGTCACCAATTTGCCGCCTATAACACAGTAGGGTTCACCGGTGCGCTGCATCTTCGCGCAAATGCGGCTGTGTATTTTCCTGGTGCCACCCTCGCCCCAGATCCAATAAACGCCGTTGACCTCTCCGACGATGCGCCACTTATCGGACACCGGAAGCCATTCCGGTTCGATTTCGTGCTTGATCTGGTACTGTGCACGGCCTTCCCTGTTAGACGTGTAAACCGCACGTTTCAGGGGTTCTGAGACGGTTTCGCGGGGTTGTTCGGTCTGTACGGCGGGTGACGCGTCTGTTTCAGATTCGTTATAGGCGGCAAAGTAGGAATAGACCTGGTACACACCGAAACCGAGTACACAAAGCGCAGCCGGGATGCCGAAACGAATCAGAGGGTGTTTGAGAACGTTGGCGCGATCATCGGCTTTTTCTTCCATGCCCGCTGCAAAGTCCGTTTTGTTTCGGGTGTGGCTTTTGTAGTACTGATAAATTTCCGGCTTGTACTTGCCGTACAGCTGGCGCATTGGTTTTCCAGGCTTTTGGCCAGTAACGCCTCCCTGGTAAACATCGACGCGGTACCGGTTCTTTTGTCCGACGGCGGTTAACTTGACGGCTCTATAGGTTTCTTCAACAAGGTCACGGACAAAGGCGCACAGCTGCTGCAAATCCTGGGTAACCAATACGATTTCGTTGGTGCGGCCATCTTCACCGACCATGTGCCGGTGTTCGGTGAAAAACTCCTTTTGTACCTGGGGAATGTTCACGGACTTCATCCCGGACTTCCAAAAGCGCCAGGCCTCATCAATGATCCAGATAACTCCGCCCGGGTGTGCATCCAAACTGAAAAAATCGGGATCACCTTCGGCGTCCCGGTTATCAAAAATAGTTACCTTGCCTTGTGGAAAGTCGTCAGAAAGGCGACCGGTTTTTAACGGTATGTTCGTAATGATATGCCGCCCTGATTCCAGGGCGGGAATGATGACGTTTTCAACTACACCGTAACTTTTGCCCGATCCAGGCAAGCCGGAGTAACCGACAATAGACATAAATCACCCGATTAGCGGTATTCTGCGAAGGACGAAACGGGCCATGAGCGCCGTGGATACTGCGCCCATGCCGTAGTCAAACTCCATAATCGACAGGAAATACACGAGGTCACCGGTAAACCCGCTGGTGAGAGTGGCGGGGTCTACAATGTCGATAACTGGCAAGTTATCAATCGCGTATTCCAGGGCCGAGAGGCTCCAGCTGAATATGTGGCGAGGGAAAAAAAGAAAGATTTCAAGCCAGGCATCGAGTAATGCTTGAAGTATGTCACCCATGATCAAGCCCTGAAGAAGAGGAACAACGCGCTAACCGTCCAGAAGAACATGAAGAGGACAGACAGCGTTGCTCGTTGTTTTTCGAGAATGTCGCAATGAACGTCCATGTTCATTGGCTCCCAATAATCGGTACCAGGTATGACATAGACCGGGCATGTTGAACTGGACGGAATGTTACTGACGCCCGAAACGAGCTGGCCGATCTGAGACTGTGAAACGGCGTTACCGAACCCGTTTATGCTTTGCTCAAAGGTTGGAGCGTTCAGCCAGCCAGAAGTATCAAAGCCGCCTTCAGGAGCCTGCAGCGCGTCGGCAGTGTCCTTTGTGTTCTGTTTAATATCGGCAAGGTCACCAAGGTAGTCTTCGCCCTGATCATTCTGGAGTCCGTCAGAGCTTCCAACGGAGCCACCTCCGCCTAACTCACCATCACGGCCCATCTGTACGAGCTCACTAACGCCGGAATTAATATCATCCAGGCGGCTGTTTGTACCCTTGCCGATGTTTTCCAGGTTGGCCAGCGAATCGTTTGCCTGTTCCTGGTTATCATTCATACGGTCCAGCTGTTTGCGCTGAATGTTGGGATCATTATCCGGGTTGTATTCGTCGGGTTGACCGTCACCGTCAGTATCGGTGTTGGGCTCTTCGGGAGTTTCCGGCTCTTCCGGTTTGTTAGTAAGAGGCTCACAGACAAAACCATATTCATCGACGACGGTAATAGAGTCGCCCTTACACTCAGGAACGCCAAAATCTTCCGGAAGGCAACGGAGTTCACCGTTAAACAAACCAACCTGACCAGGCTGGTCACCTGAACACTGGTCAAAATCACCACACGCTGGAATAGGCGGCTTCCCGTAGGCAATAACCACTTCGCCCCGATAATCAGGGCTTTCTTTTGTGCACTCGTTATTATCTTCAGGAGGTAGAAGACAAGCGCCGTTCAGTTCGCCGTGTTCACAAACTTCTACACACTGTTGAGTCTCGTTGTCGTAAGACAAGCCGTTTTCATAGCATTCAGCGGGTTCCTGGGGAGGAGGAACACATTCCCCAGATATAACATCAATATCATTAGGCGATTCGCAAACACCACCATAGCGAACTTGCCACAAAGAACCATCTGACCAAATATAACAATTCGGCAAACCGGAGCCAGTGCAAGTGTTAAGATAAAAATCAGGCGAAACGCTAGGATCAGAATAATAACCCATAGCGTATGTAGAACCACCTGTCCATCCAGCAGATGCGGTAGCGGCGTAAAGATTGAGAAACACAAACAAAAGGCCGGAAAGATACGCGCAACGTTTCATGCTGGCACCGTTAGAACCCCAAAAAAAAGGAGCCCGAAGGCTGCCAGGCAGAGAAAAAAAACAGAGCAGCAGGATCAAACATCCTTGAATAAATAGACGCATAACGCGGCCCCCATCATAAAGAATGTCCAATCCCAAAGTTCCGCCATTTCGCTCACGCTGCTACTAGTAAAAAAAAGGAGCCTGGACCGGCGACACATTGCGCCACGCGATCCAGGCAAAGCGCTGTTACTTGAGCATGCTCAGGAGCAGGCGACCGCCCTTGCGCACAACAAAGAAACCAGCCAGGACACCCACCACGGCCATAACGGCAGTGATTTCGCCAGACAGGTCAACGGCGCCAGTTACGGCAGTCCAGTCTTCAGCGAAGGCAGAAGCAGAACCACCAGCCAGTGCTACCGCCGCAGCGGCTTTAGTTTTCAGGTTACGCATAGCTATTTACCTCAACATTTTTAGGATTTGGCGACCGCCCCAAGCGACCACCATTAAAGGGAACACAACGCTAAAGCCCTGGAATAGTGCTGTTGCTGCCATGTCCCACGTGTATTCCACAGGTGCGGAATACACGATCTGTGTAACGGCTCCGGTGCAGTCCCAGCCACTGGCCGTTACTGTCCAATCACCGTCACACGAGATTAGTTTGCCCACTGAATGACCTCCGCGATCTGGAGGCCTTCGGTATAGCCGTTGAAATCACCCAGCAGATAACCAACCAGGAAAGCGCCTGTCACAATCAGAAGGAATTTCATATTGTGTAACTCCTTTGTCGTTTTGCCCTTTTTGCCATAACGGAGGGCAGTTCGTAGTAACAGGCCTTGCACGGTTGCTGTATGCAGGGTTTCTTTTGATCTTTGCGGTTGCCGATAAACCAGAACTCTCGATCTTCCGGCCAGTAGTCGCCGCACTTGGTGCAGCGACGTTCCAGGCCGAGTTCGGTTTCCATCACGTTTGCCTGTAGCCCCATGACGTTAACCCCCTGCCCTTACGAGGCCTTTTTCTGAGGTTCTGCCGGGGCTTTTTGTCCTGGGACGATGCCAACAATTTGCGGCTGTGATTTGCCGTTAGCCGCCTTTTTAAGCATGGCGACGAGTTTGTAAACTTGTGGCTGCTGGCCTGGTTTAAATCCTTCGGCTTTCAGCTGGTCGAAAACTTGCGGTTCTGCGCTGATTTTGGTGACTTCAACGCCCAGGGTATTCTCTGCGTTGTCGCCTACTGGCGGTTGTCCGGTAAAGACGCTGCAATAAGTGCGGCCCTCTACGGTGACTTTGGTGGCGCTGAATACGGTAGATGTCATTTCGAATTGCATGGCTTATTGCTCCGAGTCTTTGGCCGCTTTATAGGCCGTTTCGTTGAGTTTCATTGCCTTGTTTGCGTCGAACAGTTCGAGATAAAGGCGCTTGATTAAGTCCGCTTCGTACAGCTTTCCAGCCATATAAAATGGCGGCTGTGTTCCGTAGTTGGCGGTTTCGTGCTTCCAAAACGACAGGCTGGACTGTATGGCCTTCAGCTGTCGTTCCAGACTTTTCTGGAGCTGCCTGGCTTCTTGCTTGGTCAGTTCCAGGGTAATCTTGGGTTGTGTGACCCCTTCGGGGCGGGCTCTACTCGCTTCGCTCCCCGTAACTCCGTTACGGCCCTGCCGGGTAACGATCCCTGTCACCTCCGGGCGTTGCCCTGCGCGCTCCGCTTGCCGCCTATGCTCACAACTCCGGCTCTGGCTCAAAGGGCGGGGGTCACCCGCCCTCGGCACCGTCACCAAAGCCGCTCCTATTTGCGGACTGTGAGGCAAGCCACGACCAGCGCAAGGCCAAGCGCTGCGCGTGCTGCGCAGCCTTGCGCCGGTCATGCCTTGCCTCCCTGATCGTCCGCGAGCGGCGATGGTGACGGCGACGAGGGCGGGTTTTCTGACACGGGGGGTTGAGTCGAAAAACCGTAGTCCGGGCAACCGGCAGAGATCCAGGACTCCACAACAAGACCGGCAAGGGTCCAGGCATCAGTACCACGGCTGAAGGCTTCCTGTTCCAGGGCGAGTTTTACCGAGCGTTTGGCGCTGATGTAGAAACGCTTGGGTTCGTCTTTCACCTGGTTCTTACGCGGCGGGATGCCGGTTTCTGAGTTAAGTTTCATGCGGCAGCTCCTTTAAGAGGTTGAATATTCCAGACGGGTTGCCAGGAGGTGGCGCCGTTATATGAATCACCGCCAATGGCCTGATATTGATTACCGTGTTCATCGACCGCGATTACGCCAGGTTCCCAATGATTTGGGTCACGTAATTGATTGATCCAGCCGGTAGCCTCACCGCCGAACACAATGACTAAACCGCCCTGGTACCTGTATTCGGTTTCTTCGCGCCACTGTTCAGCAATCTCAATATTTTCAGCAGCAGCTTCCGGCGTGAGATAGTGAACAGGCTGTTCTTCCGGTTGTTCGTCGGATTCATCCAGCTGGAGACCTTGGAAAGCCTGGCAGGCTTTGAGCATGGCGAAGGCAGTGAAATTGCGGGCATCGGAAACGATGAATTCACCGACCATGCGTGACACGTAAATAGAGAACCAGAACAGATCACTATCAACTTCCTGATAAGCGAGACGGAACGCGGAAAGTTGACGGTCGAGAACATGCGCCGCTTCAAGGCAGGAATTCTGATAAGCACAGGCGGACTCATAGCCAATGTTCGAAATGAGCCGGGCTTTACGGTTACGGAGTTCGGAACTGATCATTGAAAGTCTTCCTTATCAAGAGCGTCCTGGGACAGAGCAGCAACGTTAACCAGGCGAACACGGCCAATTTTCAAAGACGGTAGGTGCCCTTTCTCTATCTGCCCGCGTACCTGGCCTTCTGTTAAACCAGACAACTGGGAAAAGCGCTCCTGCGTCATGACCGGGGTTGCTATCAGGATTACGTGCTTTTGTTCGTCCACTGTTTTGCACTCTGTTACACTGTTATACACATTAGAATGAACATGCTTCATTGCAATATCTACAATTTAGTAGATAATTGCACTATATACAAACGAATTGGCGCAATGATAAGAGACAGATTGATAGATTTCTTTAATGTGACTGGTGTTACGTCTAAGGAAATGGAAAAACAGACAGGGATAGACCGAGACAAGTGGAATGCTGTCAGGGCAAAACGGAGACGTGTCAACGAAGATGACATTGAAGCGTTTAACCAGGCATATCCACAATTTGCCTATTGGCTAACGACAGGGCAAACGATTCCAGAAGCTGGGCAGATAAGCCCGAAGATGGAAAAAGCCCGAACAGAGAACAACCTGAAAACAGGATAGGTTTCAGCCTGGCGAAGCGGATCAGCCAGGCATGGTATGAAAACCGACTAGAAGAACAAGAAACATGATTGCCGGTGAGGTGGCGGTACCGGCATTTGGATTAATCTTTATACGTAGTGAGGCTTTTCTGATAACGAAGGCAGGCAAGATCCCTATATGCCTCACTCTCTCCCAAACCATCTTTCCTAAACTGCTCTGTCCAGAACTCACACATCTTTTTATTCTCAGCAATGGCCGAATTTGAGAAACCCCGTTGTCGAACCTGAGGCTTGGGAGCTTGAATCTTTGGAGCTGGTCGAGAGGCTGGAGCGGTTATGGTAGTAACAGGTTTAGAAAGGGATGACGTAGCGGTTTTGAATTCCTGGGCAAGTGCAGCAAAAAAGAATATCCAGAATAACCAGGCTATAGCCGAAACGATTAACCAGGAAACAACGTTTGCGACAACAACGGCAGAGAAAATCTTGAACCAGGACACGAATCACTCCTTTGATTAGCAAGCTTGTAGAATGCCCAAGGTGTCAACAAAGTGTCAACCAATAAGCGGCTTTCTGTGGTTCGTTGTGTTTGCCCGTTTTTGCAAGTTTCTGTTTTGTGGCGGTTTGTGGTTCTGTGTGGTGCCTTGAAAGGCCGAGGCATGGGGTTCAATTCCCGCCGTCTCCACCACCTTCCAGAGAAAAGCCCCTGATTTCAGGGGCTTTTTTCGTTAATGCGCTCGCATTTTCAGTTCAACTATCCTCAAAGTGTCCACCCCCACTTTTCCGCACAAGTAACGCCAACCAAGCGCAACCACAGTATCTAGTGATCGCTGCGAACGACTTCGATGGCGCGGGATTAGGGGAATTCAAGCAGTTTTTCATTGATTTTATCTGCTAGAACGCGACAACCAATAGTTGCTGACTGCTTCACAGAACACTACATCCTGTCATAATGACAAAGGATTAACACTAAATGTGGGCATCAAGGAGTTTTTGGTATGGATGCGTAACCTTTTGTAACAAGGAAATGAAGATGAGCGTATACGCAATTTCTTACGACCTCAACAAACCAGGCCAGAATTACGATGGCCTATATCAGGAGATAAAAAACTTCGGAGGGTATTGGCATTACCTGGATTCGATGTGGTTAGTAAGCACCAGCCTATCAGCCACTCAAATGAGCGAAAGGATGCTAAAACACACCGATTACAACGATCAATTTTTGATCATTCGAGTGGTTGATGATTACCAAGGTTGGTTGCCAAAAGCTGCTTGGGCGTGGATACACCAGCACATATCAGAAAAAGCATGCGCTTAGGAGGACGATGATGGCTAAAACTGTCAAAGGAAAAAAGAAAGTGCACGTGCCAGCGCACGAGAAGAAAGGTAAGAACGGTAAAAGGATCAAGATCCGGGAGCATTACCGTTCTACCCCGAACTAAGGCAACTACGTAAGTAATTACTCAGTCACCGGGTGGGGGCCCGGTGGCTGGTAATTAAAGAGGACATCGAACGAATTTTCAAGTTAACACGTCAATTCATGTAGTGGGCTTTTGGAGACTGCATGCTTTAAGTAGTCAGGGGAAAGGTGTGAATAACGCATGGTCATTGTGATCGTTGAATGCCCCAGGATCTTCTGCAAGCTAAGAATATCACCTCCATTCATCACGAAGTGACTCGCGAAAGTATGCCTGAGCACGTGTGCAGCCTGTCCTGCAGGTAGCTTGATACCTGACTTGTCCAGGGCTCGACGGAAGGCTGAGAGCGAGAAGGAAAACTCTCCGTGTTTCTCCAGGTGCTTCCGAATCTCTTTGAATAGCTCCGGTGCAACTGGCACTGATCTGGATTTTCCGCTTTTGGTATTCACGAACGTCAGTTTTCCTTCCTGGACGTGACGTAGCTGCAGGTTTTCAGCTTCACCCCATCTGGCACCGGTCGCCAGGCAGATTCTGGTCAGCAGATGAACGTGTGGATTCT